GACGGGTACGCCAGCGGCAACGAGAATCGGTGGCATGGGCTTGAGTCCATGTTCTCCGTGAACGGGACGATCAACGTCGCCACTGGTGCCCAGCGGACGGCGAACGCCGCTGACCCCTTCGGCTTCCCGAACGACGAGTACGCCGGTCTGAAGACTGGTCTGGGTCAGTACGCTGGCTCGCAGTTGGCGACCGGCTCGTGGCCCCGAGTTCCGGCCGATCCGGAGTACGACTTCTGGTCGCCCATCGTGTGTAACTACACGAGCACGGCCTTCGGTGGTGCGACGGCGACCTGGAAGGATCAGTGCATCGAGGCGATCCGAGAGTCGGTCAACCACGCGAAGCGGAACGACACTCGCGAGAACCAGATCGACATGATCCTCCTGGATCGGTCGATGTACATCCAGTTCCTCAACCGACTGGACAGCCGCGAGCGGGCCATTGTGTCGAAGACCAACGGCCTGAAGTCTTACGGCTTCGGGGATGTGGTCGAAATCGACGGCATCGAAACCGCGAGCGACTACGCCGTGCCGCCGGGTGTGGGCTATGCCCTCTCTATCGGCAACATGGAGATGAAGGTGATGACCGGCAACCTGCTGGAAGCGGAGGGACCGTTCTACAACGAGGAACTTTCCGCGTACCGCTACGCAGTCAGTGTCTTGGCAAACATCAAGATGAAAAGTCCGCGCAACTTTGTGAAGTTCGCGGCCCTCGCCTGATCCTCAACAGCCACCAGAAGGAGAGTCCTCGCAGATGAGTACGCTGACTGCTGATCCCGGATTTGCTCGCGGCCAGACGCTTGGCGTCACCGTGACGCTGTACGAGGCCGAGAACGGCGACGGTTCGACGGTTGTGGGCGTCCGCAAGGTGTTCCGCGATGAAGACCCGAAGACCGGCGCTCTCAAGAGCAACCGGGAGGTCGAGTGCATCGCCGTGAAGAACACGAGCGGCTCGGCCCTCCTGCCGGGTTCGGTCGCCAAGTTCAAGGACGCTGCCATCCTGTCCGAAGTGGACGGTCTGGCGACGACCTCGACGGCCCTCATGGGCATCGTGGACGAGTACCTCCCCGCTGCTGGCGTTGCCAACAACGAGGTGTTCTGGCTCGTGGTTCGTGGCCCCTCGACGGTGACGAAGACCTCGACCAGCGTTTCGGCTGGCGCCTCCTACGGCCTGTCGGCTACGGCTGGCTCGGCGGCGGCTCAGTCCACGAACCCGCTGCTCGGCTACGCCATCGAGACGAGTGCCACGACCTCCGGTCGGATCCTGGTTCGCACGAACGCTGGCTTCTGATTCGGTTCATCTCACGTCGCGACGTTGCGGGGCCGCAGGAGGGGAGGGACACCCACCTGCGGCCCCTGCTCTTTGTATAGGGAGTATCGACAGTGCCGCTTCCCAATGAACCTAGTCCGATGAGCCAGTTCGATCAGCCTGACCGGCAGGCGATCATGGCCCAGTTGCACACGGCGGGGCTGCTGGACTTCCCGGAGTTGGAGGACTTCAAGGCCAAGCGGGAGGTGGGTGCCGGTCGCGTTCCGGCCCCGAAGGACGGCATGGCCCCGATGATCTCGTCGGTTCCGCAGGCTGACAGGTGAAGCATGGGAAAGACAGAGGACAGCATCCGCAGCCTGATCCCCAATCGCCCAGTGCGTGACTCGCAGGGCGGCAAGAAGTTCGTCGTGCGGGCGAAGGTGGGCGACGAGGAGCGGATCGTTCGCTTTGGCGACTCCTCGATGGGCCACTATCGGGAAGGCGGCAGCGATGGGGACGGTCACGGCGACGAGGGTCGTCGGGCCAACTTCAAGTCCCGCCACAACTGCGACGAGAAGAACGACAAACTCACGCCCGGCTGGTGGTCGTGTAACTGGAGTTGGTGACGCATGTCCGACAAGACCTGCACCGACTGCGGCCAGTCCTTTCCACTTTCCAGAAACCACTTCCGCGTCAAGAAGGACGGGTCGTGGGATCCTCGCTGCGTCATGTGCCGCGCGAAGGTGAATCGCGGCAAGAAGTTGAAGCAGAAGAAGCGTGACATGGCGGCAATCGAGCATGGTGCCCTCGACGCTTTCGCGAAGGCTGCTGGCAGGGGAGGGGAGAACATCCCGCACTCCAGCGAACTGCTGGAGCGGCTGATGGAGTATTTCGGCGGGTCCAACGGGTTCGCCGCCATGATGGTCAAGCAGTATTTCGACGCCCCTCCCGGCGGCTCGCACCGCACCAAGTTGCTGGAGGGCATCGTCCGCCTTGTCACGAAGAACACCGAACTGGGCGGGGCGAAGAAGCCGCTGACTCAGTGGTCTGACGAGGAGTTGGAGTCCGAGTTGGATCAGCGTCTCAGCCGCATTGCCATGAGTATTGGTGGAGGGTTCCTCAATGTCGAAGTCACGCCGCAAACCCCCTCAGATTTCGCCGCTGCCGTCCGTCAAGCGATTGGGGTCGTTCCAGCAGAGCGAACTCAAGGAGATGCAGGCGGAGTTGGCGAGCCGCCGGATCGAGGCATTGCGGCTCTACCAGCCGACGCCCAAGCAGGAGGAAGTCCACCAGTCCCGGTCGAGTGAGATGCTGGTGCTAGGCGGTAACCGCTCCGGCAAGTCGCTCTGCACCTTCGTGGAGGACGCCCGTGCTGTCTGCGGGAAAGACCCGCACGGGAAGTATCCCGAGAAGGACGGCATCCTCGCCATCGTCGGCAAGGACTGGAAGCACATCGGCCTTGTGGTCTACCCCATGCTGTTCATGGCTGGGGCGTTCAAGATCATCAAGGACGAGAAGACGGGCGAGTGGCGTGCCTACAACCCGGCGACCGACTCTGCCCGTGAGCGTGAGGCCAAGCCCGCCCCGCCACTGATCCCGCCTCGCATGGTGGCGAAGAAGTCGTGGATTCTGAAGTCCGCTCGCTACATCCAGTCCTGCACGCTGACCAACGGCTGGCAAATCTACTTCTTCTCGTCGGAAGGAGAGCCCCCACAGGGCTGGCAGGCAAACAGGGTCCACATCGACGAAGACGTAAACAACGGCGATGCGTGGGTTCCGGAAATGCAGGCCCGCCTCTCTGACCGTCGCGGTGTATTTGCGTGGTCGGCTATGCCGCACAGCAAGAACGACTCGCTCCAGTCGCTTGCGGAGCGGGCCGACAAGTTGGCGGAGGAGGGCGTCGAGAATCCGACCATCGTCAAGTTCCAACTCAGATTCCTGGACAACCCGCACATCCCGGACGACGAGAAGCGGAAGCGTATCGAAGGCTGGGCGGCGCTGGGCGACGACGTGCTGCGGATGCGCAGTGAGGGCGAGTTCATCAGCGACTCGATCCTCTGCTACCCGACGTTCGCCATGCACGTTCACGGCTACGACCGGACGGAACTGGAGAACCTGACCGTCCCAAACGATTGGTGCCGGTACGCCGCCATCGACCCTGGTCACGCCGTCACGTCGGTGCTATTCGCCGCCGTGCCGCCCGACGAGTCGATGATGCTGATCTACGACCAACTCTACATCCGCAACTGCAACGCCATCGTCTTTGGCGAGAAGATGCGGGAGAAGTGTCAGGGCCAGAACTTCTACGCCTTCATCATCGACATGCACGGCGGTCGGCTCCGCGAGATCGGCTCCGGTCGCCTGCCGGTGGAACTGTACACCGAGCAACTCAAGGCGCAGGGGGTGGCCAGCGAGACGACGGGGCACAGTTTTCTGGCGGGGTGCGACGACGTGCAGGCCCGTATGTCGGCCGTCCGGAACTACCTCCACATCCGCCCTGACGGCAGGCCCATGCTGCGGGTGCTGCGGAACGCCGTCCCCGACCTGGAGCGGGAACTCAAGCGGTACAAGCACAAGACCCAGTTGGTTGGCGGCACCTACGTCGTGACGGACCAGCCGAACACACGGGGGGAAGTCCACGCCTGCCAGTGCTTGGAGTACCTCTGTGCCTATCGACCTCGCTGGCACAAGCCTAAAGTCGATGTCGGTCCCGATCCCTGGTACGTCGATTGGGTGCGGAAACGCAAGAAGCGTCTCGCAGCCGAGTCCGACGAGTTCATCTTCTTAGGCCCACAGTCAGGAGCGAAGTATGGAAGCCGAATCCTTTAGCCCGCCGCAGGTCCGCGTTGGGGACAGCGTGTACTGGTATCACGACCCGCTGAACTGCAACGAGCCGACGCTCGGCTGGATCGTGGAGCGGCCCGGCGTCATGACGGTCAGCGTCCTCACCTTCTCCCCGAACACGGGCTTCCTGGAGCGTCCGTCCGTGCGGCACAAGGACGATCCCGGCTTGCAGGAGCACTCCGAGTGGCGGCAGTGGGGCTGCTGGGACTTCACGCCGCAGTCTGCACAGATGCGAAAGATGGATGGCCTCGTGGCTCAGATCGCCAGCCTGACGGAACAGGTTGCCCTTGCAAGGAAGCAAAACGGTGGAACCAAGAACGGGTGAGGACGCCCTTCGCTCTCTAGCGACCGGGTGGCTCAAGAAGATCGAACTGTCTCTCAAGCACAAGCGTCCTTTCACGGAGGACGGCCGGGAGGCCATGTCGTTCTTTGACGGGCCGCACAACTGGTTCTGGAAGGACACCTACGCCCGCCACGAGTACGGCTACAACCGCACCATCGCCCCGCCTGCGTTCCGCATGCAGGTCAATCGCGTGTTTGAGGCGGTGAAGTTGTTTGGCAGCGTCATCTACCACCGCAATCCGGTGCGGACGGTGACGCCTGCCAAGTACCCGTTCGTCTCGCCGGAGGTGGTGGGCGTCGTGGACGAGCAGTCCATGATGGCGTACCAGCAGGCGGCACAGGACACGATCCAGCGGACGGAGATTCGCAAGATCGCCGCCCTGCTCATGGAGCGGTATCTGAACTACACGCCCAACGAACTCGACCTCAAGACGCACAGCCGTCGCGTCGTGGACGAGGCGATCATCAAGGGCATGGGCGTGTGGTGGACGGAGATGGTCACGCTGCCCGGCTCGGACATCGGGGTCATTGGGTCGTTCGCTGACAGCGTGGACAACTTCACGATGGATCCGGACGCCACCGAGATCGAGGACATTACGTGGTGTGCCCGGCGTTGCACGCACCCGATTGACGTAGTGGCACGCCAGTACGGCCTGGATCGCGATCAACTCAAGGGCCACCTGGACGGTGCCAAGCCGATTGACGGCGAAGGCGACAACCAAATCTTCACGGAGGAAGACCAGACCTACAAGGGACGCAAGGCTGGCAAGTCCAACGAACTGGTCACCTACTGGAAGATTTGGAGCAAGACGGGACTTGGCGACCGCCTCAAGGACACGCCGAAGGAACTGGTAGGCACCTTCGACGCCGTTGGCGACAACTGCTACATCGTCGTCTGCGAGGGCATCCCGTACACGCTCAACATGCCGCCTTCGGCACTGGAGGAGCAGGTCGATGAGGCGACCGGCATGCCTCCGGGACTGTTCCGTGCCGTGCAGTGGCCGATCCCGTTCTGGGCGGAGGCCAATGGCTGGCCGTTCGTGGCCCTCGACTTCCACCGCAAGCCGGGCTACGTGTGGCCGATCAGCCACATCAAGCCGGGCATCGGTGAACTGCGGTTCCTGAACTTCGCGATGTCGTTCATCGCCCAGCGTGTCGCCACCAGTTGCGAGACGCTGCTGGGCGTGAGCAAGGCGGCGGACCAGGACATCAAGGATCAAATCCTGTCGCAGTCGGAAAAGGGATTCAAGGTCGTGGAGATCAGCGAGACGCTCGGCCGAAGCGTCAACGACCTCATCTCGGTGTTCCAGTTGCCGGAGGTGTCGCCGGAGTTGTGGCGCATCGTGGACGCCGTTGCCCAGCAGTTCGACAAGCGAGTGGGCCTGACCGAACTCGCGTACGCTATGACCTCCAGCCAAATACGGAGTGCCACAGAGGCCAACGTGAAGGCGGAGCAACTGTCCGTGCGTCCGGACGACATGGCGAATCGGCTGGAAGACGCCATGAGCCTGCTAGCCCGTCGCGAGGCATTGGCGGCACGCTGGCTGCTGCGTCCGCAGGATGTGGATTCGATTGTCGGCCCGCTGGGCGCGGCTGCATGGGCACAGCACATCGCCAGCATGGACCCGGCGACGGTGGCCCGTGAGTTTGAGTACCGGGTTGAGGCTGGGTCGGCCCGCAAGCCGAACAAGGCCACCCGCGTCGAGCAGATGCAGGCGGCTCTCCAGACGCTTGGCCCGATCCTGCAAGGGCTGGTGCCGATGGGGATGGTTGACCCGCTGAACGCCCTCATTTCGGACTGGGCGGACAGCCTGGACATCGACGCCAAGCCGTACCTGCTGCCGCCGCCACCACCGCCGCCGCCGCCGCCAGGACCGCCTGGAATGCCACCGGGACCGCCTGCTGGGCCGGAGGGTGCCGCACCCGATCAGCCGCCGCCGATGCCAGAGGGTCCGCCCCCGCAGGTGCCGCCCGAGATGCAGCCGTAGCAGGACAAGAACTTATAGACGCCATGAAGACCGACATCACACTGCCGCCCGAAATTGCCTCCGCTGGCTGGGAGGTGCAATCGCACTACCTCCGTCTCATCGAGGACGGGCAGACGGAGCGGTTTGCTGCCATGTGTGCCCTGCGTCAGCCTCCCGGTACAAGAGGCAGCGACCGGGCGTTCATGCAGGGTCGCTATGGTGGCGAGTGGCTCAACAACATTCCCCGCAAGCAGGCGGACTGGCTGATTGGGCAAGCCCGCGACGCCGGGATCAACACCACCGGCAAGTTCTACATGGGCGGCATCGCTGACAAGCGGGGCCACCTCGACCCGGAGGCGTGGGTGGACTCGACCGGCGACATTCTGCGGGTCGCCAAGAAGCGTGACCTGGAAGTTCACGGCATCGTGGACTACGTGCCGCCGGAGAAGGGTCCGCCGAAGGAAGTGGACATCAACCCCCGCATCCTTCGTGAGCATGTCCGCGAGGAGATGAAGAACAACCCGAAACTCAAGCGTGGCGAGGCCATCGAGAAGGTGAAGGACCGCATCGTGCCTCACTGGAAAAGGAAGAAGAAGTAATGCCGAACAAGATCGAGCGACTCAACTCCGTGACGGGCACGTTCGTCGCCACGAACAGTGCCAGCACCAGCCCCAAGATTCCGTTCGCTGCGGCGGGTGGTGGCGTGCTCATCGTGGACGCCGTGTCCAGTGCCACGACGATTACGTGGCACGTCGCATTCGGTCCGGAACTGACGCCCGTCCCGCTCAATGCGGACGGCTCGGGTGTGACCACGACCATTGCGACCAACAACGCCTACACGCTGCCGGATGCCCTGTTTGCGGCTCCGTTCATCGTGGCGGTGACGAACGCTGGCACGGCGACGTTCCGCGTGAGCGTGAAGGGCTGATTATCCGGTCACGCAGGGGGCGTCGATGTACTACTGCGGGCAGGACATTCTAGAATACCTGATGAACTCCGTTGGCGGCGGGGCTCAGGACAGCGAGCATCGCCTGCTGCGAGCCGCTGCACACCACGCCCACCGCGACGTGACGCACGCCCGCGACTGGAACTGGCACGTCACGACGGCCACCCTGACCACGCCCGACGCAGGCGGCGGTCCCGGATTCACCTACACGCTGCCCGCCAACGTGCGGAACGTGGACTCCATCATTCCGCCCGTGACGAGTCCGTCGTCGGTGAAGTACGTCACGCCGATGGAGTGGGAGCGGCTGAACGTCGTGCTGCCGGAACTCAACTCGCCCATCCTGTGGACTGTCGTCAAGCATCCGACGCTCTACGACCGCTGGGCCTTGAAGGTCGTGGGCGACCCGGACATCACGCAAACGCTGACCTACACCTACCGGCGGAAGCCCGCCCCCTTGCGGTACATGGGATACGAGGCGGCGAGCCGCAATGGGTCGCTGTCCACGACTGGGTTGGTGAAGCGATACGGCACGGCCACCGCCTTTCCGGAGGGGCCAGCGGGGATCAACCCGTTTACCGCCGAAGAGATCATCGGGGTCGCCGGAAGTCTGGTGGGCACGCCTCCAGCCAGTGCCAAGACCGTCGTGTCGGATTACCTCGATGTGAGCGACACCATGTTCACTGCCGTCCTGTCTGGCGCTGAGGTGTGGGTCGCCAAGATGCTGGGCAAGAACGTCGAGGGGTCGCTGACCGTCTACGCCCGCGACCTGCGGATGGCGTTTGAGGCGGATGTTGTGGCGCCCGTCAGCGGCACTCGTCCAGACGGCATCGTCGTGAGCGGCCCGCGTTCGCTCGGGTACTACTCGCCCTCTGGTGCAGACACGGGGGTGTAGTCATGGCGGACGCAATGTGGGCAGGGCTGGTCACCAACGCCAGCCCGTATGCCATCCCTGCTGGCGCTGCCGTCGAGCAGACCAATATCGTCACGTCCACGCCGGGCCAACTCACCAGTCGCGGCGGCATGCGGCCAGTGTCGTTCACGGGCGCGGCCCCAGAGATCCGGGACTGCTACCCGTACGTGTTTGCGAACATCGCCAAACTGATTGTCCTCGACGCTGCCGGTCAAGTGCAGGCGTTGACCTCGCCCGCGTACGGCACCGCCCTGTCGAGTCCCATTGACCCCGTGCTGTCGCCGTCCTCTGGGGAGGTGCAGAGCAGTTACACGGGCACGTTCTATGACCACGCAGGGGAGCCGCCCTCGTGACCGTCATCGCTTCTGGCTTCAATTCGGCATACCCGATCTCGTGCGCGCAGGGCCGCTACGGCGAGATGATTATCGCACAGGGCTTCGGCGTCCAGCCCAAGCGATGGTCTGGTGCGGGCACGGCTACGAACGCTGGCATCGTGGCTCCCGCCAACGCGCCGACGATCACACTGAACACCACGAAGCGGTACTACGTCGCCCGAGCCGACGTTCACAAGCCCGGTGCCGTGTACAACGCCGCCCCGTCCGTGACGTTCACCGCCCCAACGTCACCTCCGACTGGCTATCGTGCAGCAAAGGCTCAGTCCTATCTGAACCAGTCGGTCGTGAGCGAACTGGTGGTGACGGACGGCGGCAAGCACTACCCGGCTCCGCCGCCCATTGTCCTCAGTGCCACGCACGGGACGGGGGCAGTGCTGACGCCGGTCATGGACGGCACGCCCCCTGCCGCCGATTCGATCACGCACTACGAGATTCTTCAGGGACCGCCGTTCGACGACGAGACGGACTACCTGCCCAACCAGCGTACGGTCTACGACACATGGGGCGCCGTAGACATCCCGCTCAACAACGGCTCCGGCACCGTCCCGCGCACGGTATGGGTGTACCACAATGCCTGCGGTCTGGGGCCGAGCAACCTCGCCAGTTACTACCAGATCACCACTAGCCTGCCGTACACCGTCAGTGGCGCAACTGGCTCTGGTGCGATTGCTCGGGTCAACTTCTACGGCCAGCGCATCCTGTCCACTGAATGCACGAACAACGTGTCGTTCGTGTTCTACGCCGAGTCGTGTTTCGTGCGGTCGGTGACGGCCAAGTCGGTCGGGTCCGGGTACGACCCGAATGCGGCGGTCACGATCACCATTCCCGGCGGGGCGACCCTCGACACGACTACTGGCAACATGACCACGACGGTCCCGGCCAGCAAGTCGATCATCATCGAGGGATACCCGCCGGGCCACGCCAACAACACCTCGACGCCCCGCTTTGCCGTCAAGTCGATCACGATCACCAATGGCGGCAGCGGCTACGTCGTGGCCCCCGAGATCAAGATCACCTCGTCCTCCGGGTTCGGAGCGTACGCGACCTGCAAGGTCACCAACGGAGCCATTACGTCGGTGACGCTGGAGTCGGGCGGCGGTGGCTACAAACTCCCGCCAGCGGTCACGGCTGTCTCTGGCGGTGCGGAGGCGTTTGCCGTTGCCCGTCCGCACCTGCGTGGCAAGTACCAGTGCTACTACCGCTACGTGGACAACACGCCAGCCGCCAGCGGCGGGCCGATCCCCAGCAATCTGTCTCCTGTCTTGGAGGTGGACGCAGGCGAAGGCGCTCAGTCGATGGCCTGGACAGTGCCCACGCCAAACAACACGGACGGCCGCACGCTCACAGTAGAGTTGTGGCGGACGACGGGCGACCAAGCCCTCATGCTCTATCGGGTCGGCACCGAAGCCACGCTCACCGATGACCTGACGGATGAGGAGGTTCGGAACCCGGATCGCGTCGGGTACGCCGCCATGCCCATCGTGCTGCCGAACGGCGACCTCAATGCGATGCGGTTCACGCCGCCTCCGAACGACAAGGCGACCGTCGTGCGATACCAGGACCGCTTCTGGTACGGCGTGGACACCAGCGGGTCCGAGCCGAACTCGATCTACTTCTCGGAGGTTGACGAGCCTGAGAGCGTTCCGGACATCAACGAACTCGTGCTCCAGCAGAACGCTCGGGACAGTGACGCCATTACGGCCCTGATCCCATTCGGCGGCTCCATGCTCATCATGCAGTCGCGGCACGCCTACTCGCTTTCGTACAGCAAGCAACCGCTGCGGGACGCCGACGTGTCACCGATTGCCAACAGGGGATGCTCCGGCCAGCGGTGCTGGGACATTCATGCGGGCGTCTGCTATGTGCTGGATCAGTACGGCGTCTACTCGATCTCCCCGCAGGGAGAGTTCAAGGACTTGTCCGCTCCCATCGACGACATCTTCCGGACGCAGGTGGATTGGGCGCAGGGACGAAAGGCATGGAACTTCGTCCTGGTGGATGCGGTCCGCAAGGTCGTACGGGTGTTCGTGGCATTCAAGGCCGACGTATCGGCGGGGTATCCGACCCGTGCCCTGTGCTACTCCATCGACACTAATACGTGGTGGATGGAGCGGTATCCGCAGCGGATCTCGGCTGGCACGACAGTCCCGATGTCGAATGGCGAGTATCGCTGCGTGTACGGCGCATCGAGCGGTGCCTACATGCTCGACGAAGGTCGCCTCGACGCAGCGGTCGGGGCCATCTCCACCGTGACCATCACGAACAAGGGCGCTGGCTATCGCACGCCTCCGACCGTGACCGTCTCTGGTGGCGTGGGAGCAGAACTCCAGGCTGCGATCAACGCCGAAGGGCAGGTCAGCGGCATCTGGATTCTGCATCAGGGTCACGGGTACTCCAGCGGAACGGTGACTATCTCGGCCCCCGATGATCCGAACTGCGCCGCCCCCGTCCAGGCGACGGCCACGTTCACCGCCGTCACTGGCTCCATGTTCCCGGTGTACCGCTACAAGACTGGCAACCGGGCGTTCCCAACAGACATGACGGCAAAGGGTGGCGGCTCCGTGCAGCCGCGCGATGTCAGCCTGACCTACAAGCCGCAGTCCGCGAAGTGCGACATCGCTGCCCGCCTCTACTACAACAACTCGCCGCACGCTCGCCCCAACGTCGCCAACCGCAATCGCGGCGTCGGCTTCACGGCCAGCACCGTCGATGGGGCATGCCGCCTGGACATGGCGGCTCAGACGACGCGGACGGGGTACGACAGCGGCGTGGCGAAGGCGGCGTTTGCCAGCCGCAGCATGGACGACATCCAGTCCTCTGATCGCCATGTGGCCGTCGAACTGATCGGTGCCCGCAAGAACGCCGATCCCGTCATTGTCTACGCCCTCGACGTGTACGGCACAGGCTCCGGAGGGTAGCCGCATGGCCGGATTCAGCGAACAGCGGCAGCAGTTGCGGAAGGCGCTCGTGTCGGCCGGGCTGTCGCCTGACGCCGCCACGCAGATTGCCAGCATCTTGGGCAACAGCGCTCAGGAGATGCGGCACGCCGGTCCGGTGGAGATCGACAGCACGCCCGCCGACCTGCGGATGGTGACGCCCGAGAAGCGGCGTTTGCGATTCCCGAATCTCGACTTTCGCCCTGCCGACCCCGACCACCGGCAGCAGCGGACGGCCTCGTCCGAGCAGCGTCCAGAGAAAGAGCCCGAGCCGAACGTGGTTCCGATTGTGGTCCCGCAGCAGACGAACGCCCAGTTTCGGGTCGCTCCCGGCTCGATGACGGACGTGGCTGGCAATGGTCAGGCCGCACAAGTCAACGTCCGCAACGTCGTTGCCGCCCAACCGGCCAACGGCCTGCCGCTGGCGATGCTCGATCAGCAGGCCAACCAATTCGTCGGCAAGGCTCCCCGAGCGCAGGTCGGGAACAACGACGGCACGGCTCGCCTCGACATCCAGGAGACGGGACGGGAGGTGCTGTGGAACCTCCAGATGCTCAACCGCTCCGAGTACGACGTGGTGACGAAGGTCGAGTTCATCGACGGCAAGGGGCTGGAGATCACCTACGAGCGGATCAAGGCGTGGGACCAGCAGAAAGAGCGGGTCGATACGATTCCCGTCATGCCGCAGACCGTCGTGACCGAGATCGTTGAAGACAAGAAGGGGCTGCGTGGCCGGAGGCGGATCATTCCGGTCTTCTCCTCTCGGGGCGACAGCAACACCTACTTCAACACCTACCGCATAGGCACCTTCACTGGGGGCTGGCAGAGTGGCACTACCAAGTCCATCACGCAGGTGTGGCCGACATCGGAACTGGCCGTCGATGTAATGAATCTGACGCAGGAGATTGCGGACACGGACGGCGAGAAGTACGTCCTGTTCGCGCCCCGCACGAAGGATGAGGTCACGCCCCCGCCAGCCAACCCACAAGACCCTACCGCACAGGACACACTGCGAGACGACCCGCATCCGATTGTCTCGCAGCCCCCTGCCTACAACGTCAACGGCGAATTGATCGAGGGCGACCCGGACGGCGTTCGCGAACCGGAGGTGACGTACTACGCCATCGAGATTCAGCCTGCCACTGAATGCACGGCGTTCACGTCGCTCAACGGCCAGACCGTAGATGAACTCACGGGATACGACGCCACTGCCCCATCCGCGCTGTCGTACTCCACGTCCGCAGAATCCGGGACGCCGTGCCTCAAGTGGCGGTCGTATCTGGTCACCGTGCTGACAGACGTGGCACTGACGGCCTACGGCCTGGAGTTCTCGCGCAAGAACCTGTACGTGCTGGCGGAGGGCGATCCGGCCGAGAATCTCATCATTCCGATTGCCGACTGCCCGACTGGGAGTTGACGGTGCCGCTCTATCTCAACAACGGGGTGCTGCTCGTGAGGGGCGGCGGACTGGCGGCCGATGCCGCCTGCTGCTGCGAGCCTCCTTGCGAATATCGCTACATCTGTGCCGAAACCGTGTACTCGACATATCAGGGCTCGATCAACTCCGAGACTGGCCCAAACGGAGAGGACAACAGCCTGCGAGACACCATTCCCGCCCAGCCTGCTGGCGTGATTCGCGTGACCGGCCGAAAGAAAGTGGGCGGCGAGTGGTTTGGCTGGTCGGGGTGCCCAAACGCCGCCGACGGCGTGGAGCAGGAGCGTGGCAGTTTGCCGCCAGCCGCATGCTGCCCGCAGCCCGACGAAAACTGGGACGAAACCACAATGTGGACGATTCGTCAGCAGTACCATCGACTGCGTGTGGTGGACAGTTGCGACGAGTGCGTGTCTTCGCTGTCATACACATGCGACGGCAACTGCCTAGTGGGCGTGCAGGCGACGGGGTGCGTCAACTTCTCTGCGTACACGCCACCGCAGTCCACGCAAATGCAGGCGTGCGCTGACGCTCTTGGGGTTGACCTTTGCGCCCCGCCGCCGCCAGCGTGCGAATCCTCTTGCTACTGGGTCAACTACCAGACGTATCCCTCGCAACTCCCGGCTGAGGGCGGTTGGTATCTGTACGCCAGTTATTGCACGGGCGACTGCGGGTGCTCCGACCCGTCCGCTGCGTGCGGCGCGGCACCGCCCGAATCTGAATACGGAGAGTGTGTATCCCCGTGCAACCAAAACCCCTTCCCATGATTACTGGGCCACGATCTCTTTTTGAGGCCAGATGCCGCGAGCGTGGCTACACGCTGGAGCAGGTGCGGGAGTGCATTGTCAGCGAGGATCGCGACACCATCTTGGTAGACGAACTCCACCCTGCATACCCGAGAGCCGCCCTCCCGCCTCCGGGCGGTCCCGGCACCGAACTCAAGAAACTCCTCCGGCTGGTCGGCATCACCGCCACCCCGACCTGCCCGTGCAACGCCCACGCCGTCCAGATGGACATCTGGGGGGCGGACGAGTGCCAGCAGCGGTTGGACGAGATCGTGGGCTGGCTGCGGGAGGAGGCGGGCCGCAGGCACCTGCCGTTCTCGGAAACCATCGCCCGACAGGTGGTACTCCTAGCCATCCGCCGGGCCAGAAAGACCGCCGCTCACTAGCCAATCTGCGGACATAAATCCGTAGAGAGGCTACGCATGGCGGCATTACGGCTCCCGGATTTGCTCACGCGCTACAG